GGAGCCCAAGATGGCCTACTTCGAGAACGAGACGCAGACCGTGACCGCCCCCGCTCCGCGCCCGAACTTCCAGCGCAACAACCCCGCCACCCAGAGCAAGCGCCCCAACCGCTACGCAGGCCAGTGTGGCAAGTGCGGCGGTCGGGTCGAGGCTGGCGAGGGCTGGCTGACCGGCAACCCGGGCAACTGGGGCGCCGAGCACGTCGACTGCGACGCGACCCCCGCGCCGAGCGCCCCCTCCTCCACGACCTTCCCGGTTCCTGAGGGTCGCTACACCGTCGAGTTCGCTGACGGCTCCTACCGCACCCTCCGGGTCCGTCGCCAGGACGAGGACAGCCAGTTCATGCCCGGCAAGATCCTGCTCTCCTACCTGGCGGGCTCGGACAACGACCGCGACTACACCTCGTTCGCCAACGTGGACGACCGTGGCGGCGTCAAGGTCTGGCGCAAGCACCAGCAGAACAAGTCCCTGACCGAGGCGCTGAAGGTCCTCATGGGCTCGCCGGACGCGGCCCGCGAGGCCTACGCCGAGGCCTCAGGCTGCTGCTCACGCTGTGGTCGCACCCTGACCGTCCCGGCCAGCCTGCACGCAGGTGTCGGCCCCGAGTGTGCACGCAAGATGGGGATCTGATGGCCCGATGGGTGATCGAGCGCGAGGACTCCACCGTCCGCAAGGATGGACGGGTGGTCCGGCGCGCTCACGACCTCGAAGCAGCGGTACGCTGGGTGCAGCAGCAGTTTCAGCCCAAGGACCGAGTGGTCCTGCGTGAGGAGGACGGGTATGACCAGAACCTCTCTCGCTACTTCGAGAGAGGCAGCGCACCAAGGCTGACTCTCTGAGATTGAATAATCTTCCTGGGTTACGGCCTCTCTGGCGACAGTCCGGCCCAGGAACGACGAAGCCCCGTGTGTGGCCTATCAGCCAAGGCCCCCGGGGCTTCGTCATGTCCTGTCTCGCCTCACCTGAGCCCCTTGAAGGGGTGAAGGAGCGTGAGGCGCTATGGCAGGCAACGGCAGCAAGATCATCCTGTACTCCCAGCCGAACATCTACGGCAGGCGGTTCAGGTGCTCCAAGCGCACGGCTGCGCATCTGGACCACACCAAGAAGGAGTTGCGCAAGAAGGCTGAGCGCGACAAGAAGACCTACACCCTGCGGATCATCCAGGGGTGCTACAACACCGGTGTGGCCGCCAGCGCCGGGACCCACGACTTCGATGCGGTCCTCGATGTCCAGATCGTCGGGATGGACTGGTACGAGGCTCAGAGGTTCCTTCGCAAGTTGGGCTGGGCCGCCTGGGTCCGGGTCCCACCGACCTTCTCGTACCACATCCACATGATCTCCCTGCCGCCGTACAAGTTGCAGTTCGTCCAGAAGGTCGGGATCTACGTCCCCGGCCAGGTCGACTCCTACTACGACCACACCAGCGGCCTGGTGGGCGATGCCCCGGACAACACCTGGCACCCGGACAACATCAGGGTGACGATCTTCAACTACGAGGCCTACGTCAAGTCCCTGTCGGCAGCCGAGCGGATGAGGAACCTGGCCAAGCGGATCGCTGACCTGGAGGCCTCCTACGACGCCGCCAAGCGCCAGTACGAGCGATTCTCCAAAGCCGCGTAGCCTCCTGTCCTGGCTAGACTGAGCGCCCCGAAGGGGTGAGGAGGATCTACCTGTGCTGAAGTTCGCCACCTTCGAGGTGCTCAGCAGCGTCCTGGTGCCCGAGAACGCCACCAGGGCGGAGTTGCGCATCCTCGCGCACAAGCACTCCTTCGACTACGAGCCCCGCCCCGGCTTCCTCTACGTCCGGTCCCGGGCCATCTCCTCCAGGTGCAACGACAACTTCGACGAGTTCCCCGCCGAGGAGATCAAGAAGGGCTTTCGGACCTTCATCGGAAAGCCGGTCTTCGTCAACCACAACAACGACAACCACCGGCGCGCTCGTGGTGTCGTGATCGACGCAGCCCTGCACGAGGACAAGAACCCCGACGGTTCACCTGACATCTGGGTCGAGGCCCTGATGGAGGTCGACGCCAAGAACTTCCCGAAGTTGGCCAAGGCCATCCTCGCCGGGGAGATCGCCCGGACCTCCATGGGCACCGACGTGGACTACTCGATCTGCTCGATCTGCAACAACAAGGCGACCACCCCGGCTGAGTACTGCGCCCACATCCCGAGGATGAAGGGCCAGCGGATCTACCGGCACACCGCCAACGGGCAGAAGGAGGGCATCCTCGTCCGGGAGATCTGCTACGGCCTGCGCTTCTTCGAGAACTCCCTGCTGGTCGAGCCCCCGGCAGATCCCACCGCCTACTTCCTGGGCGTGGACACCCGAGGCATCGACAAGGCCGCCTCCATCGACCCGAGCAAGCAGGACACCTGCCCGCACCCCACCTGGAACCTCCATGGTCAGTGCAAGACGTGCGGCTACACAGCCTTCACCGAGTCTGACGAGGAGTGCGACCACCCCTACTGCCAGGAGAGCGGCTTTGCCGACGGCTGGCACACCAAGGGCGAGCACATCGACCCTCCTCACCTTGACCCCGGTCACGAGGACTACCAGTCCGCCGAGAAGAACGTCAACGACGCCATCGGCAACCACCCAGATGCCTGGCTGCTCCACCACCAGTCTGAGGGCCCTACCAAGTACTCGGTGATGGACTTCTTCAAGCAGGCCAGCACCGACGACATCCCCAAGATCCAGACCAGCGAGGTCTGCGAGGAGTGCGGCAAGCCCAAGGACCACCTGCACATCAGCCCTGAGGCCCAGGACGAGATGCGGGCGGCAGCCGAGGCTGGCCAGATGCACGCCGAGATGGCCGACCACAACCAGAAGCGCGTGGTCAACACCAAGGACCCGCACGACCTGAAGGCCCACCTGATGGAGGCCCACGGCTACGACGAGTCTGACTTCTGGCGCAACAGCCACGCCGAGGACCACCCCGCGCTGAAGGAGCCGGACTACGACTTCGACCGTGACGTGGACGATGACGAGGTGCACTCCCTGCACAACTGGGAGCACGGTCACGGGATCAAGAATGACCACCCTGACTACCACGGTGGCGAGCCCGGTCACTTCTTCGGGGACAGCCACTTCCACACAGCCAAGATGCGCAAGCAGACCACCTGGATCGGTGACCACCCGGACGAGCCCACACTGTTCTGGCGTGCTCCGAAGACCAAGCAGTGGGAAGTCCACATCTCCAACCACATGCCGGACCGGGATCTCCGCGAGGGTTACGGGGCCAAGCCGAGCCAGCAGGTCACCCTCTATCACGCTGACCACATCGCTCCCCCGCACCCGAACGCGCCCAAGGGGTCGCCTCCTCGGGGTGGCTGGAGTGTCGAGCGTCACTCCCACACAGGGGAGGTCCGCTACAACCCCACAGCCTGGGGCAACGTGGTGCCTCACATCCCACCTCACGTCGAGAAGCAGGTCCACAACGCCCTAGGTGAGGTCGACAAGCACGCCCAGAACCACGCAGAACTCTTCGGTGGGATGGCCGACATCGACGACATCAACTCCGACCAGAAGCGTGTCCCCCATGACATGGCTGCGGAGGAGAAGGGTCACCAGATGTTCAAGAACCTCGTCGAGAAGTCTCGCGGGGACGATGAGCCGGACGAGCCCTACGTCACCTCCAGCAAGAAGGCCTCCGGTGAGCCGGACGAGGTGCATCGTGGCCTCGAACTACCCGCAGCCGGTGAGGAGGAGAGCCCGGGCCATGAGTTGGGCCGGAGCCTCTGGAACGGCGTCGTCAACGCCATGGGCTTCGACTCCACCGAGGAGATGCGGCTGCACAACCAGAACAGCGACTCAGAGGCTCTGCGCGAGCGGTTCAAGGGCGGCTCAGGCAAGCATGGCTTCGAGGACGAGCACGGTGGGGATGCCTACTACGAGGTGCGCCACCCGTCCGGCTACAAGGCTCGGGCCTACAACGGTGGGCCCTATGTCGACGTGACCCATGTCGCCACCCCGGGTGAGACTCACGATGTCATCAACGTCGCTGAGGAGGGCAAGCACCACCCCACGGTGGATGTGCCGCACGAGGAACTCTACAAGCGTCATCCCGACACGGCCACAGCCAAGAGTCATCTCAGCGACTGGGCTCAGAAGCAGGGTCACGACCTGCACTGGGACCGTCCTGGGCACGCCAAGTGCAAGAACTGTGAGACCTGGGCTCAGGTGTCTGACGACGAGGGTGGCGCGATGACCCTCGGCAACGCCATGCACACAGGCTGCGGTGGTGGGCGCCCCAAGATGCCAGACTCCTACGGCCACGAGGACCTGAAGAAGGACCTGCACGAGTGGGTCCGCGACTACGGCCAGGAGACAGCCGAGAACACCCCGAAGATCCAGCGCTGGCAGCGGCACGGCTCCAAGCAGGCCACCACGGACGCGGAGTTCGAGGACCTGGTCGACCTGCCACCGTGGATCGCTCCTAGCCACAGGGCTCGGTCGAACTGCCGCAACTGCGGCGCTACGCTGGTGAACTCACTGGAGGCCAGTTCCGGTCTCTGTCCGAACTGCGACAACGATGGCGGGCGGAAGACCCCACAGCGCCAGAGGGAGAAGTTGATGAGAACCCTGTCGAGCCTCCGGCGCACGGCGGCCTACTACGGTGAGGAAGGTCAGTACCCGCAGAAGGGTGAGATCGTCAACCGTGGCGAGCGTGAGGGCACTTCCCCGACGAGTCGTTGGGGCGGAGCCAACTACGACTTCCACCGCGACGGCGACCGTCAGTGCGACCACCAGCAGGCACAGTCGTGGCGCGATGCAGGAGATCACTGCGAGGGGCACTACAACCCTCCGCACCCGCTCCAGGCCGCCATCGACAAGTACAACAACTACAAGGGGCGTCGCAGCCACGTCCCGATCATGCACAACACCTGGATTCACAAGGACGACCAGGACAACTTCCACATCAAGCACCACAACACCGACATCATCTCCGTGGCCCCGAACGGCGACACCACCGTCAACGTGAACGGCTACCACACCGCGACGACTGGCAAGCGGCTGTCGCAGTTCTTGCCGCACAACGTCAAGAAGATGCGCAACCCGAGCAAGGCTCAGGGCGCGTCGGAGCACTCGCTCGCCATCAACCCCACCGGTGGATCGGTCTTCCCCGACTGGGAGAACCGCGATGAGACCAAGGGCAAGTACGGGCTGCACAAGGACACGGTGAAGCACGACTACACCGACGGGATCTCTTTCAACGCCCACACCGGCGAGCGGCTGGAGGACAACGCAGTCCGTCCGACCAGCGACCCTGTGCGTCCCCCGCAAGCGCGAGGCACAGAGGACCCCGGTCCGCCCGTGCGACGGCCTGGCCCCAGTGCCCCTGGCGGCTGGCACGACCCCTACCGTGGTCGCAGCGAGCCCTCGTACACTCCGTCTGCGCCTCGTGAGCCTGGCGAGGACTACTCACGCGAGCAAGACCAGCGTGAGTTGCAGCACGCTGAGCGCAGCCGTGGCAGCGACTCGTCTCACTACGACGAGATGAGCGTGCACTACGACGACGACATGCCTCAGTCCCACGAGTCCTTCGAGGACTGGATGAACCGCACCAGCCCCTCGGTCAAGGCCAAGAGCCCGATCTCCAAGTGCCCCTCGTGTCAGGGTCGCGGGCGCACGGGCCCCTTCGGCTCGAAGACCAACTGCCGCAAGTGCGAGGGCGCTGGCTACCTCAACCAGCAGGGGCAGCCGCACCACGAGCCAGGTTTCACTGCCAAGAAGCGCCTGTACGCTGAGGCCATGACCAAGCACCACATCGCCTTCGGGGAGATCAAGGCCCCCGCTGACGTGGACACCCTCCGCGACGAGGAGTGCCCAGTCTGCGGTGAGACCGACTCCTACGACGGCACCGAGTGCCAGGTCTGTGGCTTCATCGCGCCGCCCAAGATGTTCCAGGACCCCGACCTCGACATGGCCAAGCAGGTCGACCTGCGCCAGGACCAGGACACCTTCCAGGACGCCAACGCCGGGATGCCCGACGAGGTCCCCGGCTCTGAGTTCGCGGGCACCGACGAGACCGGCGAGCCCGGCGTGGTCGATCCTGCCCAGGTAGGCGAGGACGGCTCCATCGCTGGCCCCCAGGTCGGAGACGACCCGGCTGTGGTCGACGGTGAGGTCCGCACCCTTGGCGACGAGGGTCTCGTAGACCCCACCCAGGTGGACGAAGAGGGCAACGTCATGGACCCGACCCTGGACCCCGACGCGGCCACTGGTCACGTCGACCAGGGCGGAGAGCCCTTCACCCAGGGCCCGAACGTCCCTCAGGGCCCTGGTGGACCGGAAGGCCCCGAAGGCCCCATGGAAGAGGCTGAGGAGTCACCAGAGGCTGGATTCCCGGGTACCCCGGGTGATGGCGTCGCTGACCTGTCCTGCCCCTCCTGTGGGTTCCAGGCACCCGGAGCGAGCCCGATGTCGACGAACATGAACGACCCCATGGCCCCCGTGGGCGAGGGCGACGGACTGCTGGTGGGCGATGTCTGCCCGAACTGCCAGCGAGCCACCCTCATCAGCGCCGGGGAGATCAACCAGATGCAGGAGCAGGAGCAGGCCGTCAAGCAGCAGCAGGGCCTGGTCTGATCCTGTCGAGGGTCGCCTAACTCCACCGAAGGGGTGGAGCAGGAGTCTTGCTCCCGGCTGTCGACGCACGGCAGACAGGTGCATCACCACTCGAAGGAGCACAGTAGAGATGGCTCGTCCAGTACTTGCCGCAGTGCAGGAGCAGCAGAAGATCATCCAGGAACTCCAGGCGAAGGTTGCGAAGCAGGACCTTGCTCTCGCGTTCATCGCCAAGATGGCCGGTCTCACCGACCACCTCGCTGCCATCGACAAGCAGGCCGACGCAGCGAACCCCGCGCAGCCAGTCGAGGACCCGGGCTCACAGGGCCCGAGCGAGTCCACCGACCAGGCACGCACTCCCGAGGCTCAGGACGACCCCCGTGCACAGGGTGTCACCCCGGGCTCCAACCAGGGCATCGCAGCCGACAGCACCGACGTGGCGCTGAACCCCGGCCAGTCGCTGCCCACCTCGCCCTATGGCGACCTCCAGGACGCCTCCGCACCGGTGGCGGGTACCGAGACCCACGTCCCGAACGACCTCACTCGCATCGAGACGGACGTTCGCGTGGGCGACCCGACCGACCCCGAGGTGGCCTTCCCCTGGACGCTCGGCAACGAGAACCCGCAGGCCGAGGACGCCGTCTCTGACGGTGCCTCTGCTGAGCAGCGGGCGGCCTCGGTGCAGAACCGCACCATGGCAACCATCCACCTCGCACGCCTGCGGCTCGCCGCTGGCATCGCCAAGGGCGACGACCTCCAGATCGCGGCTGCCATCGACGGCAACGCCGGGATCTCGGACCACGACATCGCCAAGGAGATCGAGGTCCTCTCCAGCGTGACCAAGGCTGCCGCTCGCCAGGCGCGTCCGGCCAACCTGGTCCCCAAGTCGGCATCGACGCAGCGCACGGTGCCCTCGCTCGCTGGTGACCCCGGCCTCTCCTCGCTCGGCTCAGCGGCCAGCGTCGCGGACGACACTGCGGACGCCGACCTGTTCGACTGACCCACTCAGACCCCATGGTTCGCTGCCTGGGAACGGAAGGCCCTCTGGTTCGCCAGGGGGCCTTCTGCTTGCCCTAGCAAGAGATCCTGCTAGTCCCTTCCTGTCCCACTGGGCGCGAGACCTCAGAAGGGGTGAGAGAGAGCCGCTGCGGGCACCCAAGCCCACGGCTCACGAACTTCGAGGCACAGGAGGTGCCAAGTGCTCCGTACGCGGCTCGCTCAGGCGTACATCAAGCGGACCATCCGTCCGCTCTACGGCTGGACCCAGGCCACGCCCAAGAGCGTCTTCCTCGACCCCAACTGGGATCGTTCGGTCGACATCTACCCGGGCTTCGGCTTCGTCAAGTTGGACGGTGACCTCGTCACCCTCCCCAACGCGGAGTCGGACATCCCCTACGGCCTCGGCGCACTCTACGTCGGTGGCGACGGGATCGACGAGGTCCTCGACAGCGGCATCAACGCCTTCGCGGTGTGGGTGCTCGCTCCAGACGCGGAGTTCGAGGTGCTGGCTCCGGCCTTCGGCACCATCGCCGCAGAGCAGACGACCGGCGTCGAGCAGTTGCTCTACGTCGTTCACACCGGGGCTGACCGTGGCAAGTTGACCACGACCAGCGACGGCAACAGCACCGACGCCCCCGTGGCCCGGCTGCTGAAGGTCAACTCGGCCACCAAGATCACCATCGGCGGACTCCGCTAACGCGGGCTCCACACCCAACACGAGCGAAGGGAACAACAAGACATGAGTCAGATGTCGCTCGCGGGCAGTGGCCTGCGGGGTCGTGTGGCCAAGAAGTCCGACGACTACGTCTCGCAGATCATCGACCGCCGTGAGAAGGGCTCGCGCCTGACCCACGAGGCCAAGGTCCGCAAGATGGCCCTCATCCTCCAGGACGAGGTCAACGGGATCAAGCGTCTCGGCGTCGGCATGGTCGGCCCGATCCAACTGAAGTTGCGCTACCAGGGCATCACGCGCAACGTCCTCGTCGAGGACCCGGTGACCCCGGGCACCCCGGTCGAGTACGACGTGTGGGATGACCTCGGTCAGGCCTACATCATGTCGGGCACCGAGGGCGAAGTCCGCGTGACTCCGTTCGAGGGCAAGCGCGTCCCGGTGCGGTTCTTCCGCATCGCCTCGCGTCCGGCCATCCGCAAGGAGGACCTGTTCTACCTCCGCATCAACGCGGTGGAGCAGGCGCAGGACGAGACCAAGCAGGCCATCCTGAAGCAGGAGGACTCGCGCCTCCTGGTCATCCTCCAGGCTGCGGTCACCGACTACGCCTCCCGGCCCGACCACACGGTCACCCCGAACCACAACGTCACCGAAGCGTCGGGCTACCTGACGCCAGGGTCGCTGTACTCGGCGGTTGCCATGACGGACCTGCACGAGTTGCAGTCCGCCCGCATCCTCATCAACCCGTTCGACTTCAGGGACCTGTACCGCTGGGACATCAACCAGACCGGCTGGGCCTTCAAGGACCGCGTGGTTGCTGGTGAGACCATCACCTCCTTCGGTGAGTTCCAGATCCAGCGGAGCATCATCGTCCCGCAGAACAAGGTGTTCCTCACGCCGGAGCCCAACTTCCTCGGTGTCTTCCCCGTGCTGTACTCCCTCGATGTCGAGGAGAACCACATGGTGGAGGCGTTCTGGAAGGGCTGGGTCTTCGACGAGATGGTCTCCATGGCCATCCTCAACCCCCGAGGCATCGCCACGATCACCAAGTCCTGACCCCAACCTCAGGCACCAGAGAGAGCCCTCTCCCCCACGCGGGGAGGGGGCTTTCTCCTGTCTGGGGTAGTCTCAGAGCCCTGAAGGGGTGAAGACGACCGTCTTCGACTCAGACTTCCAGGAGGAACGACATGCCTGTCACGATGGCCCGTAACACTCTCCCAGGCCCACTGGTGATCTCGTCCGACCCCAAGGGGACGCACCAGGTCGAGTGGGCTGGCGCCGGAGACCCCATGGGTGGGGATGTCCAGCCGGTGCCCGAGGAGATCATCAACACCGTGCCGTTCTACCGGGCGATCCAGCGAGGCATCCTCGCCGTGGAGAACCTGGAGGACAACCCGGAGTTGCAAGAGGCCATCGACAAGCAGAACGCCTCCTGGACTGCTCGGACCGAGGCTGCGGCGGCTCAGGCCACCGCCTCCATCGACCAGCAGGCCAACAACGACCTGGTGTCAGTGCCCTGCGTGGGCCCGGGCGCCAAGGGCGGCAAGTGCGGCGCGGACGTAGCGGTGCGGGACGTGAACAAGGACGACAAGCCCCCGCTCTGCAACCTCCACGAGGACCTCGTCGGTGAGTACGTCGCTGAGGAACTCGGCGTCGTGGACGGCAAGACCCAGAAGGGCTGGGCCCGCGTCACCATGGGTGAGCGCGAGAAGGCCCACTCCTAAGACCAGGCCGCTGGGATCGCCTCTGCGACCCGCATGTCCCCAGCGGTCAAGCACTTCCAGGCAGCGAACCTGAGGGTAGGAAGATTCTTTCATCTTCCGAGCGGTCCGGCATGGGTCGGATCGTAGGAACAGGCTTTACCGACTCAGGAAGCAGGAGCCACGATGTCCGAAGATGTCATCCCGGCCACTCAGCCGGACACTACCGTTGGTGGCGGCTTCGCTACCGAGGACCCGGCGTACAGCGCCCCCACGAACCACGAGTCGGCCAAGTCCGCCTCTGTCTACGACAGCACCCGCACCGGGGCTGGGGCCTACACCGACCAGTACACCCCCATCATCTCCGTCACGCTCACCGATGCCGGTGACCTCGTCGGTGCGACCGCTCACGGCTTCGAGGCAGGCGACCCCGTCGTCTTCAGCGACATCGTCAGCACGACCGGCCTGACCGCAGGCACGGTCTACTACGTCCGCTCCGGTGGCCTCACGGCCAACGCATTCACGGTCTCCGCGACTGTGGGTGGCGCAGCGGTCGCCCTGACCACGGACGGCACCGCCAAGGTCCACCTGTACGACCAGGACGAGACCACGGGCGTCATCACCCACGAGAACTCGGACACGGGCACCACGGGCACCTACGGGCTCTCTGGCTCCAACGTGGCCGACCCGGCCTACGCGGCTCCCCCGGACCAGGTCATCGACGCCACGCAGCCCGAGACCACCGACGGTGGCGGCAGCCCCATCCAGCACGCAGACCCCGAGTACCGGGCTCCTGCGGGCGTCGTGGCGGTCACCATCGCAGAGACCGCACTCGCGGCTGGGGCGTCCTACTCCGGTCACCCGGTGCGGGCCGTCACCTTCACCGACGCTGGCGACCTCGTAGGCCTCACGGCCCACGGCTTCCTCGCTGGGGACGCGGTCGTCTTCGATGACATCGTCACCACCACGGGCCTGACCGAGGGGGTGCGGTACATCGTCCGCACCGCTGGCCTCACCGCCAACGCCTTCACGGTCTCGCTCACGGGCGCTGACGGCTCCATCGTCACCCTGACCGGCAACGGCACGGGTACGGTCCAGCGGGCCTCCACCGCCACCGACGTGTCGGGCAACGAGGACATGACGCAGGTCGGCGCAGTCGAGGACTCCTCGGCTCCCGGCTACGACGTGCCAGCCGCCCCCACGGGCGTCACGGCCACGGCCCTGGACAACGGAGAGGTCCGGGTCGCCTGGACTCCCCCGTCCCAGGTCACCGGAGCCCCACGCATCGGCTACTACGTCGAGTCCAGCCTCGGGCTGTCGATCTACGTCGCGGGCAACGCGACCTCGTTCGACATCCAGGCCTGGCGCGTCGAGGCGGACAACCAGCAGAGCCAGACCTTCACCGTCCGCGCCGTCAACAAGAACGGCTCGGGCCCGAAGAGCACGGCCTCGGCTGCGGTCGACAT